CTACCCTCGAATGAGAATCATCTTCACTTGATAACTTTTGAAAGTCTGGGTGCTGATCATGCAAACCCTGATGAGTAGACCAATCTCCACTACTACCAGATTCTAGAGTGACGATATCAACATTCTTTCCAGTCCATCTGGAAGTATAAGTGCCATCAACAAAATATGCGTCATCGCCATTGGTAGTACCAACTTCTCTACCAATTTTTTGAACTGCGCCGCCAGGATCTGTCGCAACAATATGTTGTGTGTCCAAGTAAAACTGGAGACCAGAATTATCTTCTCCTAGTCCAGATGCTGCTCTATAAGATGAACTCGTGGAAGAAGTAAATCTTTTTGACATACTCTCTTTATCTGGGAGAGTACATGGAAATGACTGTGGAACTTCTTCTGCAGAAACAACTCTGGGGTCTGCTACTAGAGTTTCAATAAAATCTCCTTCGACAAGCATGACGAGCAAAGAGGGCATGGATGGAAGCATATTCCACCACTCTGCTTTATTCTCATCAAAACTATCTACAAACGCTTGCTTGTCAGTTCCTTCGACAAGAATGACATCTACTAATACCGCTGAACCGCCCAGTTCCATTTTATGCCTCTAGTTGGAGTACAGTCATTTCAACAGTGATAGATTGTTGTCCTCCAGACTTATTCATAACTGATAGATAAACATTTGTTGATGGAGTTCCATCATCATTAAATCCGATCAAAGCAGGAGTGAAGAGAACATCTTCGTTGTTTCCAGTTGTGATAGCTTCTGCAATTACTCCAGAACCAGGGGTGGGATCTTCAGAAATAGTTCTAGATCCATCTGCTGTTCTTGCTGCAGATGTAGGATAAATTCTTACCCATGCAGGGTGAGAAACATTCAACTTCAGTAGTGCATATGATTTGTATGCCGTGATAACAATACCTTCATCGACATCATTTGCATGAGTAGCACTGGTGGAGTTATTAAAATCTGATCTTGTTCCGAGACTGGTGCCACCGCCTCCACCTCCACCACCGCCGCCAGCGGAGCTAATTACGCCATCGGTGATAGTGACGGTAGAACCATCTACTTTAACGCCACCTAATACAGTTGTACTTGCAGTTGGCAGTAGGTATGAATCAAGGGTTCCACCACTGGATTTCCAGCTGCTACCATTCCAGATCCAAGTTAGACCACCCTCGGTATGTGTAAATGAACCGTCTGTAGCTTGTCCAGCGGTATCTGGGAATAGAATTGCCATTTCTTAAGATCTCTCCGTTTAGTTATTTATTTCAAATTTCTTGAACATATAACTGACATGTTTCAGTGCCAGATCTACTTCCAGATGCAGTCAAAGACTTCAATCTAATTTGATATGTCATGATATCGCCAGTAGTTCCTCCATGACTATCAACAAACTCAAAATACAATGGAGTCACACCAGTGACATTTGGATCTGTTGTAGCGACTGTACAGATTTCTGTCAGTGAGGATCCATCACTTCTTTCGAGAGCAATAAGTCCACTGGTATTGTTAGTACCATTTAGTTTACCAAACAGAATGCTAATTCTAACTCTGGAAAAGGTTGTTACAGTAATACCTGCATTGAATGTTCCATTATCATCAGCGAACACAGTTCCAGAACCACCCAAAGTGAATGATGCATCAACATCACCAACAGCGGTTCTGAATGCTGCAGCTGGGGCATCTGCTACGAGAGGAGGAGATGCATCGACCCATGCTGCTGGGTTTGCTCCATTGTCGTAATAAACTTTTAAGCGACCAGAATCACTCTCCCACCACATATCTCCACTAGTGGCATTTGATGGTGGATTGTCACCTACTTCGACATTGGCACCACCACCTTCGCCCCAATACAGTTGACCATTTCCATCAGTGGTCAGAGATTGACCAGCACTGCCATCAGAAGTTACGAACTTGACGACACCATTAATTTTTCCAGTACCGTCAATATTGAATGTGGTGTTACCACTAGACTTCAGTGTTAAACCACCAGAACCTGGTGCGTGGTTGATTACAATTTCACCATCTTTATCAACAAGCACACCGTAGTCATTTGCCAGTGCAGTAGCAATCGTACCAAACCTAGTATTAGATGGAATAACTATATTGTTTCCAGTTAACGTTAAGTTTGCTGATGCTGTTGCTGTAGTAATCGAATTTGTATTTACTCCACCAACATTAATACTAGAAGCAGTTGTATCTCCTCGTCCAACCACATCATTAAGTGTGGAAGTCTCTGTGTAACTTGTTAGATATCCAACAGCATCGTGATCACCCCATGCATACGCGGTGTCCCAAGATACATTGTTGTAGTTTAGAGGAGTCAGATACTTGGTTGTTTGACCTAGAGATAGAGTAATAGAATCTTGGGGACCAAGATTAGTAATGTTCAGGTTATTGACAAATGTCTGTGTTACTCTCGCGTCAATAGCGGCATTCGCTCTAGTGTCTGTGTAATAAAGATTCGTTCCTTCAAGAACTGAAGATGTGGAAAACTCATTGAATGCTAGATCAATTGTTAGGGATCCATTAGCATCATCATAAGTAACCGCTGTTCCCACGCCACCTTGTAATAGGGCAGCAACCCTATCATCTACCTTCTCGTCAAAGGTAACGTCTAACCCGTTTACATCAGCAGCAAGAGCATTGATCTCCTGTCGCTGCTGGTCAAGGGTATATGTAATTGGTACGTTTCTTAATGGCATGATACCAGACTATTCCTCTATTTTAGTATTTATGAGTGTGCAATAACTTGGATAGCGATCGATCCACTATCAGTGCCACTTCCCCCCGCTAGGACACTAAAACCTATCTTGTCAGCAGATCTCGTTATTTCTAAATTCGTTGTTCCATTAATATCCATGACATTAGCAATAACATAGTAGTCAGTGGCATTAGTAAATGGACTTGTAAAGTTCAGCTCATAGTTGCCAGCAGATTGCCGTGACACTGTTGCTCCTGCTGTTCCAGTCCACGTAGGAGTTGCACCTAGCGTAATCTCACCAGCCTTGCTAGTTGCAGGTGGTGTATAAGTTGTCGTAGTGCCACTGACAGGATGTGCTGCTGCTGGTGGTGTGAAAGATTGCGTGTTACTACTTTGAGATGATGTATATCTAGCATCTTTTGTAAAACGAATATCGTCAATATATGCATCAACAATACCAACAGTGTTAGTAGATACTTGACTTCCTCCAAATAAAATTGGTTCGGAAGTATTGGACATATTGGTGCCACTATAGGAGGTTCCCTTTGTCCAAGTGATATCTTCTAGACCATTTACATAAAAATGAAGTTGTCCATCAGATTCTTTTACTAAAGCAATATGATTCCAACTTTGTACAAATTTGCTAGCAAAAACCGTGCTACTATCGGTTTGAAAACCTATGGTACTAGTTGTATTAGTAGCTGTATCATGTATGTCAAGTCTCCATCCTATGTTAACACCAACATACGCATAATATAGTTGCCATCCACCACCTGTCGCTCCTGCAGTTTTATTATTACTTCCAGCAAGAGTGCCAGCAGATTTTGATACAATAACATACTTATCATTTACCCCAGTCAGAGAAGCGTTTGGTGCGGAATCTATATTAATCCAAAACTCTAATGTAAATGTGTTAGTGAAATCATAGTCACTTCTGTCGTCATACCTAACACCATTACCAACTGTTTTTAGAACTTTCGCTCCATAATTGGCGGGGGTTCCTACAAGGGTTGAGGCAGCTATACCGCCATAAATTTGAGCAGTGCCAGTGTCACCAAACTTTACGTCGTTAAAATCACTATCGAAAGTGGATCTTAATAGAACCTTATCCCAATCAGTTTCTGCTGGGATAGTAGCTGTTTGAGTGCTACCAAGAATAAACTCTTGCCAGTTACTTCCATCATAGAAATGTGGTTTACCACTAATCTGTCTGATCTCACCTTGTGTTGCTGTTGGACCAGATCCTTCATTGACGCCAAACTTGAATCCATTAGCAGTGAATGGGTCGCCACCACCAGCTACGCTGATAACACCATTGCTATCAACAGCGATGGTTGTGCCATCTGGTTGTACAACACCAGTAGAAGATGTGGTTGCGGCACTACCTGCAGTGAATGGAGAACCACCAACTGTGAATGCCGTAGCATCAAGAGTTCCTGTGACTGTTACACCAGTGGAGGTAGTCTGTAATTTTGTACTATTAGAGTGTTGAAGTGTAACTGGTGCAGCATCAATTTCAATTTCACCAGCAGTTAATCTTTCAAATTTAACAATATTTCCAGTGTTGTTATAAATTAATCTTGCATCATTGTTACTACCAAGATTAATTGCATTCTCATCATACATGTATAGTGAACTATTTCCACTAGCTGCTTTGAATTCAACGTGTGCATTTACATCAACAGCATCATTGAAATCAACAGTACCACCAAAAGTAGCAGTGCTACCAATGTCCAGGGTGCCAGCAAACGTGACATTACCAGCAGCATCGATTTCTGATGTGATTCCAGCAGTTCCTACTTGTCTACCCTTCCAAAGAGCCTGTGCGCTAATGTTAGCAATATAAATCTGTCCACCGTTGCTTACACTAAATCCAGCATTAGTAGATGTCTCGTTGATACCACCACCAGGAAATTCAGCAATAGGATATGTACTAAAACCGTATGGTACATACATTGATCCACCAAAGACAGCTTCAGTAACCATCTGACCAGGAGTTATCTGATCTGCCGTTTTAATAATAAAACTACCTGATGCAGAATGTAACTCGTCATTAACTTCGAGATCTCCTAAAACTGTCGCACCTGTAAGATTAGTTCCAATTTTTTTAGCACCGTCATAGTAAAGTTCGACAGGACCATCTTTGAGAGCTGTGAGATACAGTTCACTAGTATCAGTCTTTGATCTGATCTGCAAAGCATCAGAATCAATGAATGATGTTAGGACACCTACAGATCCATCGTAGTAAATTTTTAGGTCAGCATCATCACCAAAGTTTGCTGCTACATTATCAGAAAAGGTAGGACTGCTATTGAATGTTGCAATGCCGTCAAAGTCTACAGTGCTTTGGAATGTTACATCACTAGAGAATGTTTTACTCCCACCAAATGTTTTCGTGCCCTCGACCGCATTATCGAGATCAGATGCAATTAAGTTAATCTCTTGACGCTGCTGTTCCAGCGTATGCGCCTTTGGTACGTTACGTAGTGTCATTTGATTAACTGCTTAAGGAGGGACTTGATTTCGGACATTTCTTCCTTCAAAGTATTTAGATCATCCTGCACATTTCGGAACTCTTCTGCGAGTCTCTTTTTTGGTTTGGGTGCCGTGTTGATAATGGCACCCGTATTCATGTCTCGGACAAGTCCTTCTTGACCTTCGACTTGCAAATATTCAGATAGTTTCATATTAGAAAGAAGCAACAGTTCTCATGTCCTGAATCTTGGGAACATAAGAAGGATTATCAGACTTCATAACAATCTTAATAGCGAAGGATGAGAAGTCTGGGATATCAGATACTGTGAATGACAATTCTTGATATGCGCTTTGAGATTCATATTGACCAGAAATGCTATTCTGTGCCGTAGCGATTACATCATTGTCAGAAGAACCATCTTCATTGAAGTAGGTCCAACTAATATCATCAAATTTTTGTTGCGATGCTTCTGGTTTTGTCTTATACAGAACTTGGATATTGTTAACATCCGTTGCGTTGACTGTAAGTTTGGTGGACAGAGAAGCAGCAGAACTTGCTAGAGAGATCTCTTTAGTTACATACTTCGCAACAGCAGACGTGTTGACAGATCCATTTTCTGCAACAAAGTCAATGCCATTTCCAAATTCCATCGCCTTGATTTCAGAGAACTTGGATGTCTCGAAAGAAGCACCGTCAAAATCAATTAGATCTCCAACTCTGAATACATCAGATGTTTGTAGACTTGTGGTTGCAGTTCTAGCAAAGTCACTGCCTAATGTGATTTCACTGGTATAGTCACCATTAATAGGTCTCTTATCATTCTCAAGAGTCAGTGTCTTGGTATTGGAATCCCAGAAGATTACTTTTCCACTGACTTTGTTGTCATACTTCTCGGTTCTTGCCGAAGGGTTGAATGCAGTAACGGTTGAACCAACTACGAAGTTTGGAAGTTGATTGAAGATACCATCATTTGTGATTGTAACTGTGATACCGTCTAGTTCACCACCACTGGCAGACTGTGTACTGAAGTATAAAGTTTCGCCCAAAGTAAAGTTTACAGAGTTTTTAATTTTGACAAAGATGTCATTGTCACGAACTCGTAAGACTTCAGATTCTGCACCAGAAGTTACGCCAGTGACATTCTGGTTGATGACGATAGGAACAAGGTTCCCCCCAACTTCATTTCCTTGAATAGTAAATTTGTATACAGGGAATATTTGAATTTTCTGATATCTCTTGCCATATCTATCTTCCTTTCCATAAGAGTTTTCAACTCTGTTGGTAACAGTTTTTGCAGAAGCAGATCTTAAATCAACTACTGGGGAGAGATAGGATTGATCAGACTTTAATGTCATCTTGTACATTAAAGATGCATCCATGTTATTGAGACTTTCGTTGATTGGTGATGCAATCATCTTCTGGTTCAAGAAGTATTGCTCTTCATTCAGGAAAGTTGTTTCATAATCCGTCATGGAATATGAAGTGTAGTTATTAGTGTCAGAGTCAACAGGAATAACATTGGTAGTCTTGACCATGCTGTCGATGGAAGTTCCACTTACCTGTAGATATGGAATCTGTGCATAAAGTTTTTCGTACTTTCTGTTGTAGGATGCAAGAACTGCATCACCACCAAAGAATCCAGTATCTGATGCTCTAGATGGTCCAACGATATTGTAAGAGTCAATGCCTGCATTAGAAACTTGGAATAGGGTGGACTCTAGTTCGATGGCATCATATCCAGCGAAATCAGGCAGTCCTCTGAAGAATACTTTAGAATCTCCACCTTGTTCAAATCCATTGTCTCTATGATATACCTTAATGATACTGCTGTTGTTTTTGAACAGAGGAGAAGTTGCTGTGCTGTTAGCAAGAGCATATGTCTCAAGTGGATCTGATAGTAGTTTTTCGTATCCCAGATCCTCGTTCTTGATAACCAGTTCGCCATTTCTAGAAGTGTCGAATTCTGCTCTGTATAGAGTGAATTTAATATCTTCAAACAGATCTTCTTCCCAGTTAGCAGTATTTTGAGACTTGAATAGAGATCCAAGGAGAGGTTGTGCATTGACAACCAGACCAGAAGAAATATCTTCCTCTCCCAACTTGGAAGACCATAGTTTGTATTCAACAGCATCACACTCAATATTGAGTGCATACTCGGTATCATTCTGTAGATAAACAGGATACTCGAAGTTGAAACGTGTGGGTGTGGTGGATCTGATTCCACCTTCAGGATCGATTGCAACACCCATTCTTACAGCAGGTTCATCGACCTCGATTTCAGACTCGATAACAGCACCGTTATTACCAGCACCAGTTCCTCTGATAACAACAGATGGTGCTTCGGTGTATCCTCTACCAGCAAGACTTACTTCACTGAAGAATAGTTGACCACCAGATACTTTGACAGATCCAGTAGCATTGCTTCCACCAGGTAGCTGTGGACTCTCGATAGTGATGGTTGCACTCTCATATCCAGATCCCAGATTAGTAATATTCAGTTTGGATACGCGACCAGAATCTTTAGCAATCTTCAGACCTACTGTAGCATTGTTAGCATTATTGTATGCAGTAACTGTGCCGATGGTTAGATCTTCATTTGGTAAGAAGTCTCTTCCATTGTGATTACTCAAGATGAACGTATAAGTCTGCTCATTTGTTAGAGAAATCTCACCATTGCTGGAAGGGGTAACTTCAAAGTTGTTTCTATCCAAAACTTTGGTGATAGGTCCTTTAGCAAGACTTCTGTTGCCAGTGATGTCTTCATCCTTCTGAATAGTGATGTTTCCAGAAGAATATACCTTGAGGAAAGTATCTGGATAAAGGGTCTTGATAGAACCAGGAAGGATGTACTTACCAGGTTTGTCTGATTCTACGTTAGAGAGATACACTCTCAATGGAACAGTAGAACTCTTCTCGGAGAAGAACAGGTCAACGCCTGTTGCAAACATACCACCCTCAAAGCTTTCGACTTTGAAAGTCTGTGCCATTGGGTTGGGTCTTTCTTTATTCTCTGTGTTGCTATCAATCTCCTGAACACCTTCATTTGCTTTGAAGATCGCAGGGGTTGTAGAGATAATAGAAGAAGGATTCTCTGGAAGAATACCAGTTGCATAGAACTTAACTTCTGCGAAAGAACTTACTCCATCAACATCAGTGATGGGAGCATCAGACATACTAGAAGTAAATCTAATCGTCTTGATACCAGTAGTAAAGTAAATCTCTTCAGCAGTATCATCATACTGCATGGTGTCGATATTTCCAGTCCAGAAAGAATTTTCTGCTGGTGCATAACCCGATGGAATTAAGATAATGCCACTAGCATTACCATATTCATCTGTAGTAATACTAGTACCAAATGTAGTAGGAGAGTTCGCAGCAATACCAGTAAATCTTGAGTCTGGGTTGATCCATCTAGCGATGTTTCTACCTTCCATGAAGACATGCAGTTTTGTCTTGGGTTTCATACGCCTTACGACATACTTAACAGGAACAGATCTAGCATAGAACTTCAGTGCATTTGATACGTTAGTACCATTGATAGTCTTGTATCCAACACCCTTCGCAATCTCGTTGTTCTGTGGACTGACGTTAGATGAAGATGAAATGGATGCACTGCTTACAG